AGCATCTGCCGCGGCCTTCTGGGCCTTCTCGAGATCGCTCAGATTGGCAGCGGCGATGTCGTCGAGTTGCTTCTGGAGGGCGGCGGCGGTCTTCTCGGCGGCCGAGCGCGCCTCGCGCTCGGCCTTGAGGGCCTTCTCGCCGTTCTCGCCGAGCGGCTTGTCGTCAACCGGCGCAGGGTCGCCCTGCGGGGTCGTCTCGGGGGTGTGCTCAGGGTTGGACTCGGACATGCTTCCTCCATCGCGGAGTTGACCCGTCGACCTCGCGTCGTCGGGAAGATCAGCGGATGTAGCCGTAGCGCTTGAGCAGCTCGATGGCGTGCTCGCGGTCGCTGGCGATGCGGTAGATGCCAGCCGGGGTCGGGCGGCCGCCGCGAGTGAGTGCGTGCCCCGCCTCGAGCAATCCGGCCTTCTTGCTGCGGACGTTCACCACGCGGCCGAGATCGGCACCATCGGCGAGCGCCTGCATGTCGGCTTTCGACAAGCCGCGCACCTGGCCAGAGCGGACCAACTCGTCCGGGTTCTGCCGGTACTGGCTGGCGATCGTCGTGGGGATCATTGAGCAGTCGCAGCCCGGGTGGCGCTCGAAGCCGGTCGACCACTTGTAGACGCGGCCAGCGAGGATCGCGCACCGAGCACAGCACGGCGGGTTGACGTAGCGGACGTGGTAGATGTGCGGCCGAACGGCGACCGCCACACTCTCGGCGGCCCTCGCCGCGTCGGTGACGATCGACTCCACGAGACGGTCGAACTGCCCGTCGGTGGTGATCTCGGCCAGCATTCGGTCAAGGTCGGCGGCGGTTGTGGTGAACGACGCCAGGTTCAGGATCGCGTCAGCAATCGCGTCGATCTCCTGCTCGGCCAGCATGTCGACGACCGCAGCCTGCGAAGTCTGCGCCTGCGTGATCTGGTGAGCAGCGACCACGCCAGCGACGGCCAGGTTGCCCTTGTTGCGCACCTTCCGCGCTTCACGGACCGCCCGCCGCGAGATCAACCAGGAGAGGCGATAGTTCTTACGCGCGGACGTCAGTACCGGCGGCATCTGCGTTCACGCCAGCGACGACCGCCCGGGTAACCGGATCGAGCGCCTCGGCCTCGAAGTAGGCGCGCTCCTTGGCCTTGCGTGCCTCAGACCAGCCCAACTCATCCCAGTAGCCCTCACGGGACAGCACGCCCTCGGCGCGCCGCTTCGCCAGCGCATCCTCGCGCTGCGAGACGGTCGGTGTCGCAGGGTCGAACCAATCCGTGCGGATATGATTACCCTCAACCGAACGGCCAGTCGCCAGCCGATACGCCAGCGCACCCGCCCAGCCGAGCGAGATACCCAGTTCCACGTTCTGCGACTCGATCGACCGCACCAGGGTCGACTCGTCCGCTCGAATGGACCCCTCGGTGGGCGGGTTCGTCGGCAGCAAGCCGAAGTAGCGGGCCGGGAAGCCCGTCTCGATCGACGCCTGGGTCCCGTAGATCTCAAGCGCGGTCTGGAAGTTCTTGAGATCGGCCGCCGTGAGCTGCCCGACCTTGCCTGCCGCGTCCGTAATGGTGTGGATCGCGTCGAAGTACGCCTCGAACTGCGGGATCGGCTTGCCGTCGGCGTCGACAAAGTCTTCCTTCTTGACGCCCGCCATCCACATGCGCGGGACGCCGTGAGCCTCCTGCGCGAACTGGAGATTGGTCAGCGAACGGGCGGCGGCATCGACCAGCGGGATCACGTCCGTCAAGGACGACTCGCCCGCCCACGACCCCGAGAGGCGGCGGTTGAGGTGCATCACAACCGGCACCACGCCCAGGCGGTGCTCGTCGCGGTCCACCTCGAACCACTGGCCGTTCTCCGCGCGCTGCGCCCAGATCGTGACGTCCGGCAGGTACAGCGTGACGTTCGTCGGTCCGAAGCCCGCGTCGGTGGTGCCGTAGAACCGCGCCGCGACCGTGATGACCTCGCGCCGGTAGTCGAAGCGGGCGACCATCTCGCGCGGCGACTCCACCCGCACCAGGGGAAGGTCTGGGTTGTCCTCGTTCGCGCCCACTGAGAGGAAGCCGCGACCGTAGATCATGCGGTCCTTGTTGAACATCGACACGTGCGCGTCGAGGTTGTTGGCGTCCCAGATGTTCCGCAGCACCGGGTCGGCCGTCTCCTCGCCAGGGAGGATCAGGGAGCGGACCTGCTGACGCTCGTCAGTCCGGTCGATCGTCGTGCGGCACCAGTTGGCGATGACCACGAACCGGCGCATGGCGGGCGGGATCGCCATGCCGAGCTGCTCGAGCCGCTGGCGCCCCAGGTAGTACCGAAGCAGCAGCTCGTCGTTGAACGACCGGGCCGTCAGATCGCGATGGAGCGAGTCGACAAGCGCGGCGTGCTCAGGCGACAAGCCGCTCAATGGGGCAGGAGGGGTGAGTGCCACTAGCCCTCCTCGTTGAGTCAGCGCGGCAAGCGGAAGTAGGACGGTCCAGTCGTGAGTTCGGGCCAGCCGGCCGCAGTAACGTCGCCCCACGCCTCGTGGGCGAGGATCGACGGGATGGCCATGTCGATCTTCCGGCCGTCCCCCGGCTTGCGGAGGATGTACCGTCCTGGCTGATCTGCGGTCGGGCGAGGTGTCTTGTGGGCCGCGGCTACGTGGTCGCGCGTCGTCAGACAGCCGTCGTGCCAGAACGCCGAGTCGGCCTTGCCGAGGTCCGTATACAACCTCTCGGCGGCCGCGTACATCTGCGTCGCGCGACGGGTGTACCACCGAATGATGACCTCTTCGCCATGCTCCTCGGCCCAAGCGTCCATCTCGGTTTCCCACAGCGGCGGGTCCCCGTAGAGGCGAACGAGGTTGTAGGTCGAGGCGATGTACGCCAGGCCCGCGGTCACTTCCGCGCGTGGAACCTTGCCGCCGTGCTCGGCGGGATTCCAGATCATCGGGCGGCCATCTGGGAAGGTCGGTGTGAACTGGTAGCCGTCGCGGGTCTCGCAGCGGAAGCCGGTCCAGTCGTCCACGTCGGAACCATCGAATCCGGCCGTGATCTGAGCGCCGGGCGGGACCTCGCGAGGATTCGCGCGGTTCGTCCAGCGCTCGATGTCCATCCAGACGCCGTGACCAGAGACGATGCGGTTCCCATAGAACCGCTCGGCCTGCCCCGGGTCGGTCTCGTTCAACTCCTCAGCCTCCGCTTGCACCTGGTCAACAGGCACGTGCGGCGATCCGGCGTAGTTGAACTCCAGGATCTTGCGGCGGTCAGTCTTCCGCTTCCAATCGAGGTCGATCGGCGGCTTCTCAAAGAACTTGAACACGTCGGGCGCCCTGGACTCGAAGGTCCGCTGCGCAACCGACTGCTCGCCAGGGTCCCAGCAGTTCGTGGTCTCCATCGACCGGCCGCCCATGCCTGCGAGGCCGCGGCGCATCGTCTCCGCGACCTTTACGAGCTTGTTCTGGGCCGTGTAGAGCTGCGTCTCGTCCTGCAAGGCGAACGTGATCGGGTTGCCCAGCCGGGACATCGCGCTCGAAGTCACGACGTCGATTCGGCCGTCGTTCGGCAGGCGGATGAACGATTCGCCGACGCGCATCAACGCCGACAGGTACGGGCCACGCGCCATCGCCTGCAACGGGCGGTAGACGTTGTCGACCTGATCCTCGGACGTCGCAAGCAACTGGATCAGTGGCGTTGGCCAGGGCATCCCCATTGGCTCGCCGGGCTCGTAGACGTAGGACCAGCCGCACATGCATCCGTGCTGCTCGCAGTCGTAGATCTCGCCGCCCTGCGCCCAGCCAGCGAACAGGACCGGACCGACCGCCTCGCCGCACACGATGACAGCGGCGAAGGGCCCCTTGCCGGTCTTCTGTGCGTGAACTACCTGCGAGCGCCGATTGTGAAAGGCCGCGCCGCGAGCTGGGTAGCCCTCATCGTCGAACGGCTCGGCATCGGGACGCACGCGGTAGTGATTCGCCGTGATCCAGAGCTGCCAGTCATAGTGCCGCCATGGCGTTCCCTTGCGGAAGCCATCCGGGATGACGCAGTGGCGCTCATGCCAAGCGGGAACCACCCAGAGGGTCGGGAAGTCTACGACGTACTCAGGACGCTCCACGGTTCAGCCGGTCCCTGATGTCGGTGACCGTCCCGTCGGCGGCCGGCGGTGGGCCCGCGGGGGTCGCCGCCTCGCCGTCCGCGTCGAGGATCAGGATTCGAGCGCGAAGCTGAGAGTCGGGATTCATGTAGAGGTCGGCCATCATCTGCCGCAGCGACTTGCGGTCCTCGGTGCGCGCCTTCCGCTGCTCGGCCTCAGAAAACATGCGGACCGTGAACGCCACGTAGTCCAGCGAGTGCGACTCCAGCCACAAAGACGCGACTGGGAGTGACCACCAGGCCGTCCACAGCTCCAGCTCGCGCGCAGAGGGCTCGACGAGCGGCCACTCCGGGACGGGTTGATCCTTGCGGCAGTCCGCCGCGATCTTCGTCCATGCGGGATCGGACTTACGGCTCCGGCGCAGGGCATTCGGGTCCGGCGGGGGACCAGAGCGGGCGCGTGCTCCACCCTTCATCAGCACTTCCTCCTCGCGCAGCATCGCGCCGCGTCAGAGTTCCGGCAGGCATCGCGCCGCCGGAGTATGCGTTACGTGATATGGGGTTGGACCCTCTGAACCCGACCGACCGGTCAGACACC